GTTAAGACCCGCACCCCTTACGAGCATATCTTGGCGGTAACAACGGGAGAGAAACCCGCCGCCGAAACCCCGGAGGAAAAGTAATGTTGCGTAAAATATGGCAATGGTTCTTATTCCTCCTCGGGTTCGACTGTGAGCTGCGGAGAGAGATGGTCGATGAGGGCCTCTTAGATTTCAGCGGTCAGGGTCGTAACAAATACGGAAAATAAGGAGAAACCCTATGTTAAAAATCGAAAATGCCGAGGTTGGCGGGTGGAGTGCCACTATCCGTGGTATGCGTAACCCGATGAACAGTTGGGATAAGAGTGATAGCGGGCATAAACTCGACTACACTCCCTCGGGAGATAAGATATATCCCTACACCATCGGCGAGAACGACCTCTCGCTGATGGAAAAACTGGTCAAGGCAGGAACAGACCATCGTAAGTTTATGCGTATGATCGTGGTCTATGTGGATGTTACCGCTCCGCTCTACTGGTGGAAAGAGTACGATACATATAAGGTTGGCACGGTAGCCAACTCCTGCTCCACAATGCACAAGATTCACGCTAAGGAGTTCACGCTCGATGATTTCAGCCACGAGCATCTGTTCAAGGATGATGAGATGCAGACCAACACCGATGTGTTGCAGTTTGTAATCGATGCGTTGAATTTTGCCCGTGCCGATTATCTCAAAACCAACGACAAGAGATATTGGTGGCAAATGATTCAGCTGCTCCCGTCATCCTACAATCAGCGTAGAACGCTTATGCTCAACTATGAGGTACTCGCCAACATCTACCGCTCCCGCAGAAACCACAAACTCGATGAGTGGCACACATTCTGCGACTGGGTGGAATCTTTGCCCGAGAGCCATCTCATCACGGGCAAGGAGAGGTGTAAGGATGAGTAACCCCAAGAAAATCTTTACCCCTCTCGGGGCCTCGAACCATTCTCTCACAGATCGTGAGGATAACGACTTTTACGCCACCGACCCTCGGGCGTTGGAACTGCTCCTCGAATTGGAGGAGTTTGACCCGTTCGTGTGGGAATGTGCTTGCGGAAAAGGTCATCTCTCAGAGGTTTTGAAAAAGAATGGTTACATCGTAAAATCAACAGACCTCATCGACCGGGGATATGGGGTCGGTGGCGTGGATTTCCTCGCTACCACAACCCCGTTCAACGGTGATATTATCACGAACCCTCCGTACAAATACGCTCAGGAGTTCGTGGAACACGCTCTGTCTCTCATCCCCGAGGGAAACAGAGTAGCAATGTTTTTGAAACTCACTTTTCTCGAAAGCAAGAATAGACGAGCAATGTTCGAGTTGACCCCCCCCCGCTACATATATGTGTCATCGAGCCGACTGCAATGTGCCATCGGTGGAGATTTCGAGACATACAAAAAGGGTGCAATGTCAGCCGTAGCCTACGCTTGGTATATATGGGAAAAGGGGTTTACGGGAGAACCCACCGTCAGGTGGTTCAACTAAGGAGGCACTATGTTTGTGCGTGAGCCTAATACCCAATATGTACTCTCACTCTCCTACGGAAAGGATAGTCTCGCTTGCTTAGAGGCTATCCGAATCCTCGGACTACCTCTTGACAGAATAATTCACGCAGAAGTGTGGGCAACCGACACCATACACGCAGACCTCCCACCGATGGTGGCGTTCAAAGCGAAAGCCGATAAGATCATCAAAGAGCGGTATGGTATAGAGGTCGAACACCTATGTGCGGAGAGAAACGGCAAGAAAGTTACATACGAGTCTATTTTCTACTCTGTCCCGAACCACCGTAAATCCACCTTGGAACGCATTGATGCGAACCGAGAGAGAGAGAGAGAGAGAGAGAGAGAGAGAGACATCGACTGGGTTATCAAAGGATTTCCACTCACCCGAGGTTCTTGGTGCAAGAAACTCAAAATCGACTATCTACGCTTTCCCGACTCGGAGAGTACCGTGGTGCAACTCGGGATTGAAAACGGGAGTGTTGGATTCAATCAAGCGGAATTTTCCCCTCGCCCCTCTGAGCAGGGGGCAGTTACAAATACTGTTCAATACTTAGGTATCGCAGCTGACGAGCCTATCCGTATCGAGAGACACACCCGCCCCGGTGTCATTCTCCCTCTCGTGTTGGCGGGATGGGATGAGGCGTTCTGTCGGCAGCTCTGCAAAGAACTCGACCTCCTCTCACCGATCTATACGGACTCTGCCCGTGGTGGGTGTTGGTTCTGCCATAATCAGGGCGTAGAACAGTTGCGACTACTGAGGAGAAACTATCCCGATCTTTGGGCGTTACTCCTCAAATGGGATGATGACAGTCCCGTTACATTCCACTCTGACGGTCATACCGTACACCACTTTGACCTCCGCTTTCAAGCCGAGGATGAGGGGCGAGTACCTACCGACCGAAAGTTTCGGTGGAAAATGCTCAATCTATAAGGAGTTATAGAAATGCCAAACGACAATCACAAAACCTTATGGGAGGAGAGTTTGGCAGAACTCGACACCTATCACGCCATCCTCGAACCGTATTTCGGGCAAACAGTCCCGAGAGCGGTCATCGAGGATGCCCTCAAACATTTTGAGGAATACAAACGCCTAAAAGCGTTATCAGAACAAAAAGCCAAGGAGGAAAATCCAAAATGAAAATGGATATTGTGGCGGGTTCGGGCAACGATGAATTTTATACCCCCCCCCACGCAGTAGAGCCTATTTGCAAATACATAAAACCGCATAGCATAATTTGGTGTCCGTTTGATACGGAAGATAGCCATTTCGTCAAACACTTTCGAGCAGAGGGACACCGAGTTATTGCAACGCACATTTTCGGGGGAGTTGACTTTTTCGACTGCGATATACCCGAGTGCGACTACATAATCAGCAACCCGCCTTATTCCCTCAAAACGGAGGTGTTTGACCGTTTATTCAAGATCGGCAAGCCATTCGCTATGTTAGTAGGCGTGGTAGGTCTGTTCGAGAGCCAAAAGCGTTTCGATATGTTCCGCAACAACAATTTTGAGATTATGTAACTCAACAAGAAAGTGTCATATTTCAAAAGTTACGAGGAGCAGAAACCATCATTGAACCCGCCGTTTTCCTCGGTGTACCTTTGCTCTCAAATGCTCCCTAAACAGATTATGTTCGAGCAACTCAATAAATCGCAGAAACCGCTCTCTACGAAACCCAGTCACATAGACTGGTTGAACACTTTATTTGATTCTTGAAAGGAGGTAACTAACTATGCAGAACGATACGCCGAATGTCCCCGCAGAGGTGAAAAACGCCGTCACGGAAAAGAAGAAACGAGGGTGGGTCAGTAACCCGCAGGAGAATTTTGGGCAAGAGAACATTCAGCCGGGAGATAACGCAAAGTATCTCCGACACGCTCTCGCAGCTTATAATCTCCCGCCCATCGACCTCGATAGTGATGTTCAGGTGCAGGAGCGTATTCAATGGTACTTTACCCATTGCATCGAGTCCGACATCAAGCCGACCGTTATGGGTCTCGCCAATTCCCTTGGCGTGGAACGCCGTACCCTGAGTGATTGGAGGAACGGCAGACGGAGAGGTAAGACCGACAACCGCACCGAGATCATTCGCCAAGCCTACGGCATTTTGGAGGAGTTGTGGGAGGACTATATGCTCAACGGTAAGATCAACCCCGTAAGCGGTATCTTTATCGGCAAAAACCACTTTGATTATGCTGACAAGTCCGAGGTCATCCTACGCCCCGAAAGTCCTTTGGGTGAGATGGATAATCCCGAGGATGTTCAGAACCGCTACATCGAGAGTGCAGTTGACGAGGAGGATGATTGACCTATGAAATGCAAGGAATGTGGTGCAGAAATGTATGTCGATGACAGAGACAGACAGTTCAAGGGATGCGAGGACATCTACTGGAATTGCCCCGACTGTCAGACCTCCTGTATCGAGGAGATAAGATTCTCCCAGTCATTCAAGGAACAATGGCACTCCGAGAACGATGGCGTAAAGGACTACACCATCCGCAAACGCATCGACAGAAACAAACGATAACACCAAGACCCTACGCTCACCCGAGTGCAGGGTCTTTTTCTGCCCGAGAGCATAAATAATTTTAGGGGGGGATAGGGGTCTATTTTCGGCGGCCCCTCCTCTCCCTTGGTGTTGGTGGAAACGGTGGAGTGTGAGACTGAGTATGCGAGAGAGTGCCGAGATGTACGATCTTTATTATGCTGAGTATGAGAATAGTATTATGCTTTGCAGAACAGTATTATGAGGGTGTCGGTCAATATTGATTTTTATTATGATTTACGCTTGGAGGGTCGAAAATGGGTGTCGGACACGAATTAGCCGACACCCAAGGGTGTCAGACAATGAGGGGCGAAAAAGCCTTATTTTGCAAGGGTTTTCGGCTTTTGGGTGTCGGATAAATATATATTTATTATATTTTTTATTATATATAAAAATACATATATAGAAAAAAAGTATGCAGGGTGTCGTTCAGCCGACACCCACGGACACCCAAGGCAGAATTTGCTACCGCCGACACCAATAAAAAAGAGGGCCTCTTTTTTTTCAAAAAAAGGTCGCAGAAAGAAGTTCAGAAAGCCGAGAAACGAAAATCGGGTTTCGGTTTCTTTTCGGTTTTCGGTTCGATTTTTGCCCGCTCCGATCGGCGGGGCCTCGCTCAGAGGGCAAAAGAAAACCCGCCACGGCGGGCGGGTCGTTCTTGTTATCGTTGCCACCATCGGCGGGCGGGCGGTTTTTGCTTTTCCCACCATTGCACACGGTCGGCAATGTCTGCGGGTTTGGTCAATGGTATTGCGATCAGGTCGCAGCCGTTCGGGGTTAGGTAGTACCCGAACCCATACCGGGGCAGGGTTTCCGCTCCTCGGCGGTCAATAATGTTGCGTGAGTCTTGCGGGGTCGGGCATCTGAGAGCCACACGGGAATCTATGTTAACTTTAATTTGACCGTTTATAATGTCCCGTGTTGGTCGTTGGGTTGCTACTATCAAATGAATATTAGCAGCCCGCCCGAGTTGGGCGAGGCGTTGGAGCTGCGGGAGCGTTGCCCGCTTTTGGGTGGTCATAAGGTCGGCGAACTCGTCAATTATTATATATATTTCGGGTTCGGTGCTTTTCTTTTGCCGTTGTGCTTGCATCCGTTTATAGCGGGCCTCCATTTCGGCAATACTTGCATTTAATGCGGTTATGATTTCGGGCGGTTCGCTTGCATATTTGAGCGTGTGCGGGAGTTCTGAATAGTCAACCAATTCAACCCGTTTCGGGTCAATCAGCACGAAACGCACCGCCGCAGGACTGCGGAAAAGTGCGGTATAAATTAGGGTATTTATTAAAACGCTTTTACCGCTGCCAGTGCTACCCGCTATTAGTAAATGCGTTTGTTTGAGCATATCCAAAACGGAATTATTAGCAATCCCGCCCGGAGTTTTCCAAGTGGTCAAAGTGTTTCACCTCCTATTATAAGAGCCGCCCGCCTTGCGTGGCTGAGCGGCTCTAATTTAATTATATCTAACTCGCCAATTCTCGCCGAACATATTCACAACGGCGGCGGTGTAACCACGCCGGGCGAGTTTTTCGGCGTGTTCGAGTGCTTTATAATAATCGGTGAAAATGGGGGAATATTTATATATTTTATAGATTTCCAATTATTCGCCCTCCTCTGATTCTAATTCGTCAAATAAAGCTGCGAGATCGTCATCGGATTCGATTGTATCAATATATGATCTGTTTTCGCTCATTTCTTCTATGGCGTATTCGTCTAATTTATGGGAATAGTCTTTATAATTAGACGATACCAAATTACCGTAGCCGTTATAATAGAAATATTCCCGATTCGGGTTAAATTCGCCGTATGTCTTGTTGCCGTTGCTGTCGGTCGTGTATGTGTCATCATCTCGCCCATAATACGCACGGCGTAACAATTCGAGCGGCTCCGTTCCGTTATAATATTCGTTTAGCTCATCCATCGAATAATAACGATCATCTGATAAATAGCCGTTATAACTGTCAAGTTCTTCGATGCAGTCATTGAAAACGCTTTCGTTTTCTTTGAACCAGTCTATTATTTTTTGGATTGTTTCCGCTCTCATTGTGCCACCTCCTGATCACGCCACCAAGCGAGACCGCCGCCGGGCATCCCGAGAAACTGCAAAAAACTATTGATGTGTCGCATCGTGGTTGCGGACTCACCGCTCCACATTCTGACGAACTCGCCCGAGGGCGTAACCTTGCAAACCTCTGTATTATAGGACTGTAAAACGGTTTCCCCGTTCTCCCGTTCTAATACTTTGGCTTTGCCGTAAAACGATTTACGAGAATCGAGACACGGCAAATCATAAATTTTAATAGTTGCGTTTTTCATTGTGTTTTGTCCTCCTAAACACTAAATATTTTTAGTATCTTAATTATACACTAAATATTTTTAGTTGTCAAGGGGTTTCACTAAATATTTTTAGTTTTTTATCAATCTTTTTTCGGGGTCTATTTATTCAACAGTTTTTAGACTTTA